CAAAGAAAAAGAAGTCTAAATAATGGCAACTTCAGTATTTAGTGTAGCATTATCTCATGTTCAGGAATACCAGCCTGATATAGCTGGTTTTGGTATTGCAAGTTTTGATACACAATTACAACATGCTGAAGATGATGTTATTAGACAAGTAAGAGAAGAATGGTGGGAACGATACAGACACACAGTAAGATATAAAGATATTACTAAGGTTACTTCCCTAGAATTAGTAAATAGTAAACTAACTCCTAGCCAATGGAGAAGATCAGTTTGTTATAAGGCTTTAGCTGATTATATTTTTCCAATGCTATCTAAATTTAGAGACCCAGATACAGGCGAGGGTAAAGATAGTTTTCAAGTACAAATGGATTATTACAAGAATAGATATAACGAAGAGTTTCAAGCAGTATTAAGAGATGGTGTTGAATATGATGAAGATAGTAGTGGAAGTATCCAAGCTAGTGAAAAAGAACCAATACATACTCTTAGACTTGTTAGATAATGGTAGCAGATGTAAAAATTAAATTTAATACTATTGAAGTAAGAGAATTTATAAACACTTTACCAAGAGCCTTAAAAAAACAAATACCAATGGCATTAGCAAAATCTTCACTTTTTGCTGTAAAACAAATAACTGATAAGACTCAAAAAGGTCAGTTACCTGATGGTGGAAGATTAAGACCATATAAAAAATCAACTAGAAAATCTAGGACAAAAAAAGGGAGACAAGTTGGTCATGTAGATTTGACCGATACAGGTAGAATGTTTAGATCGCTAACAACAAAAGTTTCTAGGTCAAAAGGAACATTATTTTTTAGAAGAAATGAAGAAAATAAAAAGGCATTTTTTCATGATACAGGAACAAGGTTTATGCAAAGGAGACCATTTTTTGCTATTGGACGAAGAGATGAAGATAAGATAAGAGATATATTCTTTAAGGCTATAAAATTATGAGTAAACGAGAAGATATTGCTGGAGATATTATTACTAAGCTAGATGCAGTATCTAGTCCTATTGAGTTTAAATTAATAAAAAGAGAACCATTTGAACCTGAAGAGTTATCTCAGGCTCAGTTTCCAGCCGCATATATACAAACAGGGGACGAAACTAGAGAGATGTTATCTCTTGGAGATGTTGGAACAGGTAAAAGACAAGGAACAATAGACTTTTTGATAGTGGGTTTTGTCAAAGGAACTGACACAAATATTGATACATTACGTAATCAACTTATAGAAGTTGTAGAAGAAACTTTAGATAATGACATTACAAGAAATGGTAATGCTTTACATACTCAGATTGTTGAGGCTAGTTCTGATGAGGGTATATTATTTCCTTATGGTGGAGTGAGAATTGTGGTAAGAGTTTTATATGAATTTGTTAGGGGGACTTCATAATGGCTAAAAGAATAAAAATATACTCTCCTGATGGAGAGAACGAAGTAGAAATATTTGAAGATCAATTAGATAAATTTCTTGCAAAAGGTTTTAAGAAAGATAAAAAAGAAGATAGACCTCTTCCGAAAAATGATTTAGAAGAAGAGGAAACAAACATAATAGAGGAGTAAAATTATGGCAACTCAAGTAGGTACAAGTGGGGTTGTAAAATCTGGTGGTAATGCGATAGGCGAAATCACAGCATTTACGCTTAATCAAACTGCGGACACAGTAGAAGATACAGCTTTAACTGACTCAAATAAATCCTATAAAGTGTTAAGAGGAGACGCAACCGCAACTGTAGAATGTCATTTTGATAATGATGATACTGCTCAAGAACTTCTTGTAGTGGGTAATACAGCAACTTTAGAATTATTTCCTGAGGGTGCTGATAGTTCAGATGAATATTTCGTAGGCACAGCTATTGTAACAGGTAATGATGTTTCAGTTACTATGGACGGAATTACTAGCAGAACTTTCTCTTTCCAATTTACAGGTGGAGTAAGCACAGCAACAGTATAATAATTTGTGGTAGATAAAGTAGATTTTTTTGAGGGAGTCAAATCTCATTTTGAGTCTCTTGAAGTAAAAATAATTGAAGTTCCTGAGTGGGGTCTTGAGGGCGATAAAGCCATGTATGTGAGACCCTTTACCATGAACGAAAAAGCAAAGTTATTTAAAGGTGCTAACGACTCAGATTTAGGTGTATTGGTTGATGTTATTATACAAAAAGCAGAAACCAAAAGTGGAGATAAAATGTTTGACTTATCTCATAAGCCTAAATTTAAAATGAAAGCTGATACTGATGTTATCTCAAGGGTTGCTACTGAGATAATGTCTCAAGACAATATTTCTGACATTAAAAAAAAATAATTTCTAACCCTGAACTTCATAATGTTCTTGCTCTAGGGGAGAGACTTCATATGTCCGTAAGAGACATATTGCAAATGCCCGTTTCAGAGTTTAATATGTGGTTAGCATATTTTCAGATACAAAATGAAAAAGCTGAACAAGAGCAAAGAATGAACAAAAGATAATGGCTACAAAAAAAGTAAATATTGATATTATTGCTAAGGATAAATCCAAAAGAGCCTTAAATACTGTAAAGGGAAACCTAGATAAATTAAAATCCTCTATATTCAATGTAAGAAATGCTTTTGTAGGACTTGGTGCTGGTTTAGTTATAAGAAACTTAGTTAATACAGGAAAAGAGTTAGAAAATTTAGAAACAAGATTTAGATTTTTACTTAAAAATGCTGAAGAGGGTGCGAAAGCATTTGAAAATTTAAATAAATTTGCATCAAAAGTTCCTTTTTCTTTGGAAGAAATACAAGCTGGTTCAGGAATATTAGCAACTGTAACTGATAATGCTGATGATCTTCAAAATATGTTGGAGATTACAGGAAATGTAGCGGCAACTACAGGTTTAGATTTTAGAACTGCGGCTGAACAAATTCAACGATCTTTTAGTGCTGGTATCGGTGCGGCTGATTTATTTAGAGAAAAAGGCGTAAGAAATATGCTTGGCTTCAAAGCTGGTGCCACAGTATCTATAGAGGAAACAGTAGAAGCATTTCAAAATGTTTTTGGTTCAGGTGGAGAGTTTGGAAAAGCAACTGATGAATTAGCTGGAACTCTTGAGGGTACTCTCTCAATGATTGGAGACAAATTTTTTAATTTTAAAAGGGTCATTTTACAAGCTGGATTTTTTCCTGAGCTAAAAAAACAATTTAAAGATTTAGATACTTTCTTAGGAGAAAATACTAAAGGTTTAGATGAGTTTGCAGAAAAAATAGGAAGAGGTTTAGCTATTGCTGTAAAATCTACAGCAGAGGCATTTAAATTTATTAAAGACAATGCTGATGAATTGTTGTTTGTTTTAAAAGGAATTATTGCTCTAAAAGTAGCAACAGTATTTTATGGCATGGTAACAAGTATTAATGCTCTTACTTTTGCTATGACAAAATTCAATTTAGTTACAAGAAGAAATATTATTTTTGGTTCAATAACTGTTTTTGCTTCAGCAATGGGTTTTTTAATTCATAAGTTCAAAGAATTTAAAGGAGAGCTTGACGTTGGCTCAATGTCTCTAAAAGAATTAAATCAATCAATATCAGACTTAGAAAGTAAGAAAATAAATTTAATGTCAGAGAACGACAGAAACAAAGCGTCAGATATGAAAGTTATCAATGCTCAACTGTTAATTTTACAAGAAGAAAGAAATCATAAATTAAAAGAACACAACAAAGAAATGGGTAAAGCCATGCACCAAATGAGACTAAGTCTTTCAATAGGTATGAAACAAAAAACATTAGATGAAGAAATATTAATGACAGAACGTGAAAAAAAGTCAGCTTTGGTTGAAAGAAATATATTACAAGCAAGACTTGAGGATAGGCAATTTGGAATGTCTGAAAGAGACAAAAAATTAATTAAAGAAAAAATTGCTTTAAGAAAAGAAGATGAAGAACAATTACAAAAAATTATTAATACTTTAAAAAAAGAGAAAAAAATTCAAGAAGAAATAAAAGCATTACAAGAGTTTCAATCTGAATTTTTAAAATTAAAAACTTTACAGTCTCAATCTGAAGATGTGCAAGTTGGTCTTGATATTGATGAACTTGATGAAATTAAAGAAAAACTAGAACAAAACTCAGGTGCTTTAAATGGATTTAGAGAGGGAATAAAAGCATTTGCGTCAGAGGGAAAAACTGCTTTCCAAAGTTTTAAAGATGTTGGAGTTGATAGTGTAAGAAAATTACAATCAACTTTGACAGATTTTGTAATGACAGGAAAATTAAATTTTCAAAACTTAGCAAAAAGTATTACGAGAATGTTAGTAGAAGCATTAATAGGTCAAGCAATACAAGCCGCAATAGCTAAATCAGAAGCTATGTTATTGATGTCTACAATTAGAAAAGCCTTGCGAAGTGTTTATGAGGGTGCATTAAAAACTTTTTCTAGTATACCTTTTCCTTTCAATATTGCGGCTACAGGATTAGCTATCAAGTTTGGTATGGGTTTAGTAAATAAAATTAAAGGTTTTGAAAAAGGTGGTATAGCAAGAGCAAATCAACCAGCAATAGTAGGAGAAGCTGGTCCTGAATTAATTATGCCAAGAAAAGATATGCAAGTAACCCCCAATAATAAACTTGGAACTATGGGCGGTTCAGTAAATGTGAACTTTACAATTAATGCTGTAGACACTAGAGGTTTTAGATCATTACTTACAAATGAAAGAGGGACAATAGTGAATATTATAAACCAAGCAGTAACAGATAAGGGGAGACCTGTACTAGTATGAGTGGGTCATTACCTTTAACAGAATTTCAGGCAATAAATTTTAAGTCTAACCAAAGAACACTTGTCTCTCAAGCTGATGATGGAACACAGTTTACAAGACAAATTGACGGACAAAGATTTAGTTTTACTTTATCTTTTCCATTAAAAACAAGAGCAGAAATAAGTCCATTGATGGCTTTTATAATTGCACAAAGATCAAGAAAAGAAACTTTTACTATTACACTTCCAGCATACATCGGTAATGCTAAAGGAACTGTTGCTGGTAGTCCAACAGGAACAGCAAGTGCTGGTGGAACATCTATAACTTTAGGTGGAACAAGATCAGGTAGTTTGTTAGCTGGAGACTTAATAAAATTTGCAAGTCATAATAAAGTTTATATGGTTGTAGCAGATAATTCAGATATATCTTCAGGTACGTTAACTATTGAGCCACCTCTAAAATCAGCAGTATCAGGTTCAGCTATAACATTTGATAGTGTTCCAATAACAGTAAGACTAACAAGTGATATGCAAGAATTTCAAAGTGATGTATCTGATAAAGATGGAGAATTGCTTTTTAGTTATGAGATAGATGTTATTGAGGCTTTCTAATGTCAAGAGGATTACACAGTGATCTTGTTACTGAACTAGCAACAAAAAATATAAATGCAGTTCATCTTGTTAATATAACGCTAGGAAGTTCTAACTTAGCTTTTACAGAGAATAGTTTTCCATTAACATCTAGTATATCAGGTAGTTCTACAACATATTTATCTTCAGGTGTTTTATTAGATGTTTCAAATGTATCAGAGAGTCAAGGAGTTCAGGTATCAAGATTAAATTTAACTGTAACAGGAGTAGATCAAACTTATATTGCTTTGGTCCTTAATAACAATGTTATACATGATGAAGTAAAAATATTTAGAGCATTTTTAAATAGTTCTGGTGGTATAATTAACAATCCATTTTTATTATATCATGGTTTTGTAAATAGTTTTCAAATAGTTGATAATACTTCTACAGCAACTTTAAAATTTGATTTGGAAAGTTTTTTTGCTAATAGTGGTCAAGTTAATGGAAGAATTACAAATAACCAAACACAACAAAGATTTTTTAGTGGAGATAAAGGTTTTGAGTTTGGAGACCAAATTGTCATAGATTTGAAATGGGGGAATAGTGGATAGTTATAGATTTTACCAAGCTGATGAAAAAGATTTAGATGAATTGTTTGAAGTAGGCAAAAAATTTAAAAGAGAATTAAGATATTTAGATTTACCTGATTTATCTGAGGGCAAAGTTTTTAAATTATTAGATATGCTTTTGAATAAAGGTAAAATAATTTGTTGTAGTTTAAATCAAGAAAATAAAATTATTGGTGCTGTAGGTTTTTACAAAAGTCAGTATTGGTGGAGTGATGCTTTTATATATAATATACAATTTATTTATGTAATGCCTGAGCATAGAAATTTTACAACATTTAGAAATTTGTTAAGTGGTGTTCAAAAGATTGCAAAAGACGACCCTATTAATTTATCTATAACAACAAAATTAAAACTTGACCCTGTACTTAAAAAATTAGGATTTGATGAGATGGGCAAAAATTGGAGACTTGGCTAATGTGTGATTTACCAGATACAGGACTTCCAATAATTGATGATGCTATTGACATTATAGAAGATGTCTTTGAGGGTATAATTGATATTGTTGAGGACATTGTTTCTTGGTTAATGCCTATACCTGAGTTACCTGACTTTGATGATGGATTTAATGACCCTACTTCAAGAACTGATGGGATATTAGTAAATAAACAATCTAGTAGTTCAGGTTTACCTTTGATTTATGGAATGAGAAAAGTAGGTGGTATAATGGCTTTTGTGCAAACAGACTCTACTAATGAATTTTTATATATTGCTCTTGCTATGTGTGAGGGAAAAATAAATGCTTGTAAAAAAATATTTTTTGATGATGTTGAAGTAACTGATTTCAATACTTCAGATAGTTCAGGTGCTACTTCCCCAAGTTCTTTTACTGACCAAACAGTATATTATGGAAAATTTGCAGATGTTCAAAATGATGATGGTACAACTACAAATCAATCTCATGTTCAAATGCAGTTTTTTGATGGAGATGATAGTCAAGTAGCTTCTTCAATATTATCAACTTTATCCGATTGGACAAGTAATCATAGATTAAGAGGGGTTAGTTATCTTGCGTTAAAATTAAGATTTAACCCTGATGTATTTTCAAGAGTGCCTAGAATAAACGCATTGATACAAGGAAGAAAAATATCTACATTTGATAGTTCTTCAAGTGAAACAACTGATCAATACTCAACTAATCCAGCTTTTGTTATGCTTGACTATTTAACTAATACTAGATTTGGTAAAGGAGTTCCAATAGCGAATATTGATATTCCTAGTTTTTACACAGCATCATTAGTAGCTGAAACGGACATTACCCCAACAGGTTCAGCAGTAACAAATCCTCAAGATAATTCTAGCGGTAATACAATAAACCTATTAGATATGAATATAGCCATTGATACTAGGAACAAAGTTTTAAATAATATTAGAGAACTTGTTTTATCTTGTAGAGGTTTACTATCTTATGCTGGTGGTAAATATAAACTTACTATTGAAAGCACAGGCTCAAGTGTTTTAACTTTAGATGAAAGTAATATTATTGGTGGTATAAATATACAATCAGAGTCAAAGACAGATAAATATAATAAAGTATTAATTGATTTTCCTGATATTGATTTAGGTTTTAAAAATAATACAGCATCTTTTCCACCAAATGATGATAGTGGTTTAGCTTCGGCTGACCAACACGCAACAATGAAAACAGCCGATGGTGGAGAACTTTTAGAGGGTAGATTTACACTTCAAGGTTTGACAAGTTTTCATCAGGCTCAAGAACATGCTGAAGTAATTTTAAGAAGATCAAGAAATGGATTAAGAGTTTCTTTAAAAGCAAGTGGGGAAGCTATGAACCTTATTGTAGGAGATATTGTATCAATAACTCATGCTACACCATCATTTTCAGCTAAAGTATTTAGAGTTATTGGTGTAACACTAAACAAAGATCAAACTGTAAATCTTAATTTAGTAGAACATCAGGATAGCTTTTATACTTTTGCAACTCAAAGTGCTGTTGCAACTATACCTGATACAACACTTCCAAATCCTTTAACTATATCAGCACCAGCAAGTGTTACATTATCTGATGAATTAGTAGAGTATTCAGAGGGAACAGTTATAACTAGATTAAATATTTTAGTTGGTGCATCTACTGACAAGTTTGTAAGAGAATATCAAGTAGAAGCAAAAAAATCTACAGAGAGCAATTTTAAAATTATTGGTAGAGGTATTCAACTTAACTATGAACTATTAAATGTTATTGATGATGCTACTTATAATGTTAGAGTCAGAGCAGTAAATGGTTTAGGAGTTGCTTCAGCATATACAACAGCAGATAGAAAAATAGTTGGTGCTACTGAACCACCAAGTGATGTAACAAATTTTTCTGTTAATATGCTTGGAAGTTCACAAATGCAGTTGAATTGGGACGCAAATACCGATCTTGATATTTCTTTTTATGAAATACGTTATCAAAATGTAACCAATAATGCTCAATGGAATAAATCAGTAAATTGGTTGCAAGTTCCTAGAACATCAGGAACAAGTATAACAACCAATGTCAGAGATGGTGCCTTTTGTATTAAAGCTGTAGATAAATTAGGAAACGAGTCCAATAATGAAACAATTATCTATTCTAATATTGCCTCAGCAACAAACAACTTTAAAGATATACAAACTTTAACTGAGGACATAACTGCTGGAACTTTTGACGGAGACGTAGCATTGACAGATAGTTCAGGAACAACCTCTATTGTTTTAGATACTTTAAATAATTTTGATGATGTTACAGGTAACTTTGATGATGCATCAGGAAATTTTGATCTAGGTGGTGCTGATGATAATATTGACAATGAGGGTTTTTATACACTTGCCCAAACTTTATCTTTAACAGGTATTTTTGATGTATCATTTATAAAAAGCATAACCATAGATCAAATTGAGGACCCATACGATTTATTTGATGATGGAAGAGGTGCAACTTTATTTGATGATGCCCCAGCCCCATTTGACGGAAATGACCCAACAAATGCAACAGTACAATTACAGATTGCTACTTCAACAACTTCTTTAGATAATGCAACAAGTTTTCAACCAATGAATACATCTACTACATTCAAAGGAAGATTTTTCAAATTTAGGTTGCGATTAGCAAATAAAAATTTTAAAACAAGAGCATTTGTATCTGGTATTTCTATTGATATCAAAATGCAAAAGAGACAAGAAACAGGGGAAGATGTAGCAAGTGGAACTTCTACAAAATCTGTTGCTTTCACAAGCGGTTTCTTTGCAATACCATCAATAGGGATAGCGGCACAGAATATGGCTACAGGAGATTTTTTTACTATATCAAACAAATCTATAACAGGTTTTGACATAGATTTTAAAAATTCTAGTGGCACAAATATAAATAGAACTTTTGACTTTGTGGCTGTAGGTCATGGCTTGAAAAGTTCTTCATAAATGTTTATAGGATATATATGAGTCAAGTTTCAGATGTTTCTTTAGCAAATCAGGGATTTTCGGCATACAGGACAGAAAATAACAATATCTTAGGTGCATTAAATTCAATGCATAGTGGAACTTCAAGACCAGCTTCAGCAGTTCAAGGAACTATGTGGCTAGATACAACTAACTCAGCGTCAAATTCTTTAGAAATAAAATTTTTTGATGGGTCTGATGATATAAGTTTTGCTACTGTTGATACTTCAGCTAACACAATAAACTTTATTGATAGTACAGTATCATTTGATATTGTTAGTGATACTACCCCTCAGCTTGGTGGAGATTTAGATACTAATTCAGCAAATATAAAAATAGATGATGCTCATGGTTTATTTGATGAAAACAACAATGAACAGTTAATATTTCAAACAACTGCTAGTGCTGTAAATTTTGCAGAATTAACAAATGCGGCTACAGGTAATGATGTAGGTTTAGCAGTAGATGGTGGAGATACAAATGTTGGTTTATCATTGTCAACAAAAGGGACAGGCAAGTTTAAGTTTAATGATGCCGCATACTTCCCTGAAGCAACTCTAACTGATGGCTCAACTGTTTCTTGGGACGTACAATCTAGTCCTGTTGCAAAAGTAACTCTTGGTGGTAATAGAGCTTTAGGTGCTGGAACAAATGGAGTTGCTGGTCAGTTTGTTTCATTATTAGTTATTCAAGATGGAACAGGCAGTAGAACACTATCATTCAATGCTGTTTATGAATTCAAAGATGATACAGCACCAACACTAACAACAACTGCTTCTAAAGGAGATTTATTTGTATTTAGATATAATGGTTCTAAATTTTTAGAAGTTGGTAGAAACCTTAACTTAACTTTATCGTAATATGTTTGCATTAGTAGAAGATAATAAAATTACTCAAATGCTAAAAGGTAACAAAGGAATTACTATTGACGGTATTCAATATCCAGCTTCAATATATACTTTGTGGTCTGAAGCAGAAAGAAACGCAATAGGTATTTACACAATAGAGATAGACAACACTAATAGAAAAGATGAGGAGTGGTATATCAATACAAATATTACTTATGTTTTTTCTAGCGGTAAAGTAACAGGTTCTTATGGAACTGCTACAGCAAAAGCTATTGAAGATGCTAACGCAAAAGATGAAGATGGTGTTGAATTAGACCCTGTTGTTGTTATTAAAGGATTAAAAACAATTAAAAAAGAAATGATAGATCAACAATGTGCTGGAATATTACAACCTAGTGATTGGAGAGTTATAAAAGCAAAAGAAACAAGTGGAACAATGAATAGTGGTTGGAAAACTTGGAGAGCATCAGTAAGAACTAAGTGTAATTCTATGCAAGATCAAATAGATGCAGTTTCAAATGTTGATGAACTTGCGGCTTTGTTTACTTATACAACAACAGACGGAGTGACTACTAGACCTTTAGGCGAATTTCCAACTAAGGACGATTAAATGCCTTTTGCAATAGGTGGCAATCAATTAGATACAGGTTATGAGGTAAGTAATTCACTTAGATTTAATGATGATGATAGTGCATCATTGACAAGAACACCGTCAAGCGATGGAAATAAAAAAACCTTTACTTGGAGTGGTTGGGTAAAAAGAGGAAATATAACATCAACAAATCAACATTTATTTGCTGTTGGCACAAGTGGTTCAAATTTTACAACCC